TCGTGAAAATAAGATGTATCCGTTCGTGCTGGGATAAGCAGGACGATGGGGTACCCGCCGAGTGATTCTTCAAACGCCTTCCGCACCCATTTGCCAATTTCCCGGCCATACGGGGGGTTGCAAAAGACAGCGCCGCCGCGATCCCAACTTTGCGAAAGTCCGTCCGTTTCGGGGGTATAGTACAGACCGCACTTTGCCGTTTTATCCGTTGCTGCGGGGTCGAGCACAAAATCAAATTCGGCGTTTAGCTTGTCAAAAAAGTCCTGCGGCGTGCACCAGCACATGCTTTTGGAGGATAACAATGCCTTATTCATTCTGCACACCTCGTCCTTTCAAGTAAGTGTGCAGAAATATCTTTACCGCCTCGATTCCTCCGATGATTTCTGCTATATTCGAGTTGATATTCAATGGGTTTTACTAATGATTGGCTCATGCTGGACTTGCCCATATCAGCATAATATATAAGCCCTTCAAAAAATGAAACGGAGGCTGCGCACTTCTTCAGCTTCTCCACGATGCGCTTCGCACGCTGACGAAAAAGTAATCTGAGTTCACGGTCAGAAAAAAGCTCCTCCAATTTTCCTGCCAGTTCGCCGATGCGCTTCTTAACTGTGTTATAGCAGCGGTTCACCTTTTTTGCGATGGCACCGATGCTCCAGCCGAGGATATGAAACCGCATGATCGCACGGTTTTCCTTCCTCCGCTTCGCAGCGGTACGCGCATCCCGCGCCTGATTTTTGCCCCGCTTTTTTGCCCCTGTGGGCACGACCGAAATACCGATGGCAGTCTGCTCATCAGCGGTAAGGTCCAATGCAGTTATGATGTAGGCGTTTTTCATTTTGTAGTGTTTTTTCATTGCAGTCGAGAGTAATGAGCGCACCTCACGTTCTGACAGAGAAGGTTCTAATTCTGTATTGGCTTCCAGCGTCAGCCGAACAGAATCTTCATTTGAATATCCTGCCATCTGATAAGCGGAGAATAGAATAAGTAGAAAGTAGTCCCGATAGCCCTCCCACTTCGAGCGCAACTTCAGCAGCTTCAACAAGGCATTTACCCGCCGCTCTCCCGCAGCCTGTGCAGACGTAGGCATATAGCGGTGACAAGGCTCAGAAGTTGCTATACTCTTTTTTGAGCAAAACTGAAGATCCTTATATTCCTCTACGAGCGACATCCGAACAGAATGTCGTATTTCGCAGGTACAGTAATTATTTGCGTGAGTGTTAAATGTGCCTGGAATGCGTGTCAATCCTGCAATATTTGAACAATACCCCGAATCGACCGAGTAGCCGATGATCTGCAAGTCGGTGAGAAGATTTTGAATGGCATTTCCAATATGCTTTGAGATTTCGCTTGCCATAAAGCCAAGGCTCGCTGCACACTGGCCGATAAGCCAAATAAGATGGAAACCCCTTCCGCTGTAAACCACAATATTGGGCTCAGGAAGCTCGGTCCATATTTCAAGGCCTTGAGATAACAAGGACAGCGCATCTTCCGGATTTGGACAGTTTGAAGCTTTTTCGTGCGCATCAATATCTACCCAAATTGCATTCAGCGCAAACAATTCACCACCGTCCCATGTTTGCGCAGCTTTGAATTGTGCCTTTGTCAAGTAGTAGTCAGCATCAGCCGAGACATGCATCTGGGAGAGCCATTCTCCCACCTGCTCCGCAGGAACGCTCGCTACCATCTCCATCGTGGCTGTCCCTTTGGGGCGGCGCACAATTGTCACCAGCCCCTTGTACTCGGGGCAGTCCACCGCAAAAATAAGGTCGGCAAACTCCTTTACATTGGCTTTTGGGTAATTGTGCTTTGCTTGCTTAATGGGATATTTTGTGGGGTGCTGGGTACGGAAGGCCTCCTTTTGAGCCTTTGACCATGAGGGAACGAGCATGAATTTTCTCCTTTGTATGATGGATACAAAGGCAGCCATGCACCCTTAAAAGAGCAAAAAATTGTCGTGAAATTTGTCGTCAAATGCTTCACTTTGTCCGCAAATTTGTCGTTGAAGAAAAGAGAACAATGATCTCAGATGGAGACAAATGAGCACAAAGAAAAACGCCAGAAACCGTTGTGGTTTCTGGCGTTTTGCAGGTAAGCGGTATAAACTCAGCGCTTGGATAATTCCGAACCTTTATTTTATGCACCTTTCAAGGTACTTTGTTACTAACAGGTTTCTAATGGAAACCAATGCAGACCATCACACAAGTGTCAGGTCTGAAACATGTACTGCTGCAACAACAGTTCCTTCATAGGTGATGACCGCCCTGTCACCCTGTAACTGTGACACCTTGTGATTTCTCTTATAGACAAATGAAGCAAGTCCACCGCCTGAATAAGTCTTTGCACCCTGATTCACTCTGACAGTGCTTCCAACCTGAATGGTTTTCTTCACTGGTGTGGATGCAGACACCGCCTGTCCACCCTTGGTTGAAATGAATGCATCAAAGCCTGCTGCCTTGATTTTTGCAAGCATAGCATCAGCATTTTCTTTCTTGCTATATGCCCCAACCTGAATTTTATACATTCCATTAACCTGAATCATGTATGTGTCAAATCCTGCTTCTTTCACCCTTGCAAGCTGTGCATCAGCATTTGCCTTGATGGAATATGCACCGACCTGAACACGATAAAGAACACCGCTGTCAGATGTTCCAGTGCTTCCACCAAGCTGTGCAGTGACTTTTGTTGCAAGGTCACCAAGTCTTGAATATAACCAGTCACCAGGACAAGACTTGTTTGCAAACCATCTGTGAACAGTGATGACAATTTCATCAGATGCAGGTTCATAATTTAAAGACTTGTCCTTGTCACCGAACCAAAGAAGTTTGGTCTTTCCATTTCTCTTGCAGATGTCCACACATAACTTGATAAGTGACTGATAAACAGCATCAGTCATTGCATATGGTTCTGTCTTATCAGATGCACATTCAATGGTCACTGCCCTTTGGTCATTTGCGTTACTGGAAGAACACCAAGACCTGTTCTTTTCCTCAACACAAAGTGAAATTCTTCCATCTGAACCAATTCCATAATTGCAGGATGCATTTCTTCCCTGTGGGAAGCAAGCACAAATTGTTTCACAAGATAACTGACCAACCACACAATGTGGTGTGATTCTGTCAATGCTGTGTGTTCTCTGTCCTGAATGATTTGGACTTAAACCAGTGTAACACACAAGTGGACTATTTGAATATCCCATAATTATTCACCATCCTTTTCTGCTTTCTTCTGTAAAATGTCAATTGCTTTGGTGATAACAGCAGGAAGGGGAACACCCATCAGACCTGCATTTTCAACAAGGGAAATCAGTTCATTTCCAATGAATGCAATGATGACTGCATCCCTGATGTAATTTGTGCCAATGACCAAATCAAGTCTGTATGCAATAAGAACAAAAATCAGTGTCATGCACTTCCTGCAAAGACCCTTCCAACATGTCTTGCTTTCCAGTGAACCAGTGTCAGTCTTGTTGGACTTGTGAAAAACACCTGCAACAATCAGTCCTGACAGATAGTCAACCGCCATAAAAATTAAAAGAGTGGTAAGACCTGCATCCCAACCACCAAAAAAGGATGCAATTGCTGAACCAACTGCACCCACAATTCCAAGAATTACTTCTTTCATATACTTCACCATTTCCTTTCATAAAAAATAGGGAATCCCATATTTCAGGGATTCCCTTCTGTGATGTGTTTTGTGGTTACTCTGCAAGGTCACCACAATCAAGGTCAATAAGTACCTGCTTCACCTGTTCCTTGATTCTGTCAGGAACATCTGCAAAAGTCTTCTTGCCCTTGATGATTAAAGTTGCATATACAACTGCCATGGTTGCCACCACCTTTCTGATTTTATTTATGATGTGATTAAACATCTGCATCAAGGATTGCCTGAACTGCATCCTTTAACTTTGCAGGTACATCATCAATTGTCTTCAAGCCTTTCTTGATAAGGTCTGCATAAACCTGTGCCATATTGATTCACCCCTTCCTTATCCAATCAGTTCATACACTTCACAAAGTGCAAGCTGTGTGTCAGTGACCTGCTTTTCAAGTGATGCATTCTTTTCAGACATCATCAGGATGTATTCATCCTTTTCATACTGGGTCATGTTGAATTCATAACCATCAAAGGACTGGTCTTCACCCATGCTTTCATGTACTTCCTGAATGTTTGTGTGAACCCAAACAGAATGTTCATCAATGACCACTGCATCAGGCTTCACTGTGCTTCTTGTTTTTCCAAATTCTTTCATGCTGCTTTTCCACCTTTCTTGATTTGATATTCATAATATGCTTTTGCATAAGGTT